AGATTATCCGAAACCTCTTCCGTGTTCTTTGGGACACTATGTGTTTCCCCGCGAATGGAATTTGTTTTATAAAAGGTTGGTTTGCTCTAGATTGCGCCCAAAAGACAAGCATTCGAGTGCTGTCTACTCTTTGTTCCAAGGCCTTAAGAAAGGCCTGCTTCCGATTAGACCTGATGCTGTTGACCAATCCCTACTGGATCACAAAGCTGCACTAACCAAGGACGTTCCTATTACGGATCGACTTAGGTGGTTTACTAGAGAAATTCTCGAGAAAGAATTCCAGGATGTGGTTTTAAAACCACAAAAGTTCTGGAATGAAAAAGTCTTAAGAGGAGCTGACGAATCGTCGCTCTCCAATCAAGATTTTTCTCGAAAGAAAAAACTCTACAGTAACCATAGTACAGTATGTGCTACCAGAAGTAGCGGAGGTCAAATCCAGACTGCAAAGGAACTCTATAACCTTACAAGTCTTCAGTTTGTAAATAAGAAGGATTTATTACCTTCCACTGAAGAATTTATGGGTTTCGTAGTTTCCAATGAAGAATGGACTAGCAAGTCTAGTAAGGAGGTACTTTATCGAGACCGATCCATGCGACCAGTTTACGGTGTATTCCTTTCTGAACGAGACATTTATGATGAACTCACATATGCTCGAAGAAATGGATTAATACCGGAACTTTTGGTCCAACCTGCTGTCATCCTCGAACCTCTAAAGGGTCGTATCATTACGAAACCCGCTGATGGTGAATATTTGAACTATGGAGATATCCAGAAATTCTTATTCGACACACTCAGAAAGAGGAGAGAGTTTGAATTGATGGGCCGTCCTGTCGAGGACGCCGACATCTATTATGTGGCTGGGTCGTGGGAGTTCGGAAAGTACTTCAACTCGGGAGATTACTCCGGTGCTACGGATAACGTATCAGGACATTTGTCCAAGATGGTTCTCCGTCACATTTTGAAACTTTGTTCAGACAGATTTCGGGATACCTGTATCAATAGCTTTTGCCAAGCAAAAATTGATTACAGGACCGAACCGATGAATAAAGAGGATTCACCCTGGTTAGAATTTTATAACCAGTTCAAATGTGTTAGCGAAGGAGTTGTGGAGCAGAGAAATGGGCAACTCATGGGACATATCCTTTCTTTTCCTATTCTTTGTATTCTGAATTATATTTTGTTCAGATATACCTATTGGAGAATGGAGAAGAAAGCACCTAGAGTTCTTGTGAACGGGGATGATATTCTCTTTTGTTGTACAAAAGAGGAGTACGTTGAGTGGTCTGATGTCGTGAATAAAGCCGGTTTTATTCCCTCTTTGGGGAAGAACTTGCTTCAAACCGACATTGCTCAGATTAACTCTGTACTTTTCCGTGTGCGTTTCGATGAAAAGCCTATCCATGATTTCGGTCATGGTGTGGTTCTCAAGGAGTCGTACATATCGAAAATATACTCTGTCCCTTACTTGAACTTTGGGGTGATAACTGGTAGAGGTAAGGGTAAAGAAAACCCTTTTGAAAGAACCTCCCAGGTGGAATGTCTTAGAGATTTGGATCAGAGCGCTCCTGAGATCATGTCACTTCACGCCAATCTTGGCACCTTCAAATACATCGAGAAATTCTACGATGTTCAACTTTGCAAAGACCTGTTTTATAAATCTCGTCCTAGAACGTCTCCGTTACTTAAGGAATTAGAGAAAGGACCAGCGCGATTCGCTGCTAGTCTATTCTCAAAATCCTATGGTCAGGAGATGTCATCGAAGACAAAAGAGATTCAAACATGGCCTGAGTGTAGACCCGAAACACGGGAATACTTTACAAAGAATGTTGAAGTTGCTGAAGATTCCCAATCACACCTCTTTCCTGGCAGTAGTTATTCTGCCTGGCTAAGTGCGGTTGGTGGTGACGTTAGATTTAAGATCTTGGAGAACACCAAATTGCTCAAACAGTTCCCTCTGTATTTTGAAGAGAGAACGTTCGACAAACTTGTGGAAAGCGAAATCTGCTAGATTTTGTTCACAAGCTCGGGTACAAGTCTGTACCCTATCGCTGATCGAGGATCCCTGAACTGGGGTTTGACTCCTAGGACTGTTTCGAGAATGAAAACTTGAAGTTTTGATTTTACTATTGAATGTTGAAGTTGCAGTGAGCAAG